AACCATGTGTACGAGTCAGAATCGGGACATGTAGTTGAATATGATGACACCCCAAACAATGAACGCATGCATTGGTATCATCGTGAAGGCACCTTCATGGAAATTGATAGAAATGGTACAATGGTTCGTAAGATTGTAGGTGACGGTTATGAAATTTATGAACGTGATGGATACATATATATTGGCGGTAAAGCCAATATCACCGTTGAGGGAAATTGTAATGTATATGTAAAAAATAATGTAAATTTACAGGTTGATGGAAATCTTACGGCCGATGTTCATAAAACGGTGACATTTAATGTGGCTAAAGATTTTCACGTTACTGCGGGTGGTACCATTAATTTGAAGGCTAAAAAGAATGTGAATATAGAATCTGGTTCTACTATTAACGCAAAGGCCTCTAATAATTTCAATGCATCCGGTAAAAATGTCAATGTCAAAGCGCAGATTGTTTTGAAATTGTCTGGCAACGTAAAGGCTTCTTTGGCAGCTCCTCAAGGACAAGCATTACTATTATCAGGGGCAGGAACAGTCGTTGTAAACGGCACTGGATTGGCTCTTCTTCCGTCTCCAGGAACTGCAGCAGCCATACTCGCCAAAGCCAATGAAGCAACATCTGCCGCCGCTGCCTCTATTGGAGGTCCGCCAGGAGAGAAGAATCCTAAGGAGCCTCAACTTACTCCGTTAACTCTTGAGGATAGAGTTGATGAATGGGCATCTACATTATCAACCTTAGCGGAAAATGCATCTGACAACCAAGACGCTATTAATGCACTGAAAAAGAAAGGCATTGATGAAGGACTAGTCACTAATGAAGATTTAAATCGTCCTCTGACAGAAGGTACGAAAGATGAAACTCCTCCGCCCGCCGCAAAACCTGCGGCAGTTGCATCATGTCAACTCATTTATTCACAATCCACATTTCCAAGCTCATATAGCCTTACTCCCAATGTCACGCTTGGATCTTTACCTGGATATCAACGGCTTCGTGGTCAATTTGGATTAACAACACAAGATATTGTATGTAATCTTCGTCAATTAGCGGTAAACGTTATTGAGCCTATGTTCAATCTTGTTGGGCGGGGCAACATCATTATTACTTCAGTGTTTAGAACACCTGACACAATAACTGGCTCATTAAATCCTCCTACAGGAGTGTCATTTCATCAACAAGGATTAGGTGTTGATATTTGTTTTAATCGAAAAAATTTCTCTGAATATTATGATATCGCTGTACAAATGAAACAGTCAATTCAATATGACAAATTGTTGCTTGAATATCGTCTAGGTAATGTGCGAGGCACTACAACATATAAACCTTGGATTCATATTCAATGGCAACAACAGGGTATCAATCTAGCGAACGGCAGGACGGGAGGTCAGGCTAGACTACAAGCATTTACACTGAAAAATGACAGAACCTATTCACCGACATTAGTAAATCTTCTTCCAGATTCCACATTAACATATTAAATATAATATAAATAATGTCATGACCACACCTAATAGAGTTTATCAAGATTTAGATTTGTTATTTGGCGTTACTGCAACTAATGATGTTGCAAAACGTATAGACGTTAATGCTGTCAAACAGTCCTTAAAAAATATACTATATATTCGTAAAGGGGAAAAACCATTTCGTCCAGAAATTGGGTCAGATTTACATAGAATTCTGTTTGAGCCCATGGACTTCCTAACAACAGATTTACTTCGTGACATTATAACTGATACTATAAGAAAATATGAACCTCGAGTTCGTTTAGAGAACGTTGAAATTCAACCAAATTATGATCAGAATTCATATGATTTAAGTTTGTATTTTTATGTAATAGGAATATATACCCCGATTACATTTAATTTAACCCTACAGAGACTTCGCTAAATGGCTGAACTAAGAGTCACCGAACTAGAATTTCAACAAATCAAAAATAATTTAATTCAGTATCTCAGTGCTACTGAAGAATTTTCTGATTATAATTTTGAAGGATCTGGTATCAATAATTTATTGGATGTGTTGGCATACAATACACATTACAATGCCGTGTTGGCACATTTTCAAGCCAACGAAATGTTCATTGATACTGCTGTAAAACGTTCTTCCGTTGTGTCTATTGCAAAGACACTAGGATATACTCCTAGAAGTGTTATTGCCCCTAAAGCAAGAGTCAACGTTGTAGTTCAAAGTGCGCAGTCAGGTCCGTTATCATTACCAGCCAGTACAAAATTTTCAGCAACTGTAGGTAGTCAGAATTTTACATTCGTGTCATTAACTGAACAGATTGCTCAAAAAATTGGAGGATCATATACATTTACTAATGTTGATATTGCTGAAGGTGCGGTAATTTCTCAGCAACAACTTATTAGTTCGAATATAGTTTCAGGCCCTATAACTATTCGAAATAATAATATTGATTTATCTTCGCTGTCTGTAGTTGTTCAAACTAGTCAAAATAATTTTACAACAACTTCATGGAACCGGTCAGAAAAGATCATTGATGTTACCAGTGAAGATACGGTATATTGGATAGAAGAAGGACAAAACGGATACTACAAATTATTTTTTGGCGATAATATTATTGGAAAAAGTTTAACGGCAGGCAATATAGTTAATATTCAATACATTGCCTCACAAGGTGCAGCGGCAAATGGTGCACAGACATTTTCCATTCAAGCAACTTTAGGAGGAGGATCTCCTGTTACCACATTGGTAAATAGTGCGTCGGGGGGATCTGACCGAGAAAATATTGATAGTATTCGTTTCAATGCGCCTCGATATAATGCCACACGAGGTAGAGCAGTCACCGTCGAAGATTACAAATCATTGATTCTAGCCAACTTTGATAAAGCAAAATCGGTTGCTGTTTGGGGAGGAGAACAAAATGTCCCTCCCATATACGGCAAAGTGTTTATGTCTATAGATCCTAAGAATGATTACATCATCACTGAATCAGATAAAGATAATATCATTAACAATGTAATTCGTCCAAGAAGTGTGTTATCGTTACAACATGAATTTATTGATCCAACATATTTGCATGTTGGGATGGATGTAAAAGTTTCTTATAATTCTAAAGTTACTCCTTATACTGCAAATCAAATTGCCAATTTAGTATCAGGTGAAATTAGACGATATTTTACAAGTGAACTTTCAACGTTAGATAAGAAATTTTATTATGGGCAGTTATTAAATAGAATACAATCATCACAAAGGTCTATTTTAGGAACATTAATTGACTTACGTTTGCAAAGAAGAATTGTGCCCCTTGTGAATGTTCCTGAATCATTGAACATTTATTTTACAACAGCGGTAGAACCTAATTCTTTCAAGAGCACTAATTTCAAAACCACAATTCAAGGCATAGAATACACCGCATATATTCAGGATTATCCTGACACAACCCCCCCTTCCCGCACAGGAACAGGTACCTTGAAATTGATTGATGCCAGTGATAATAGAATCATTGATAACAATTATGGTGAAATTTATTATAGTGGTTCAGGATTATTCATAATCAACCGATTGTTAGTGACTGAATTAGTTGGAGCGTCTTTTGACATTCGGTTTAATGCGTTGCCTCAAGAGTTGAATAAAGATTTATCTCCTACTATTGTTCGAACAACACCTATAGCAGACCGTGCTGTTTATCCATATCCTTCGCAAAACATTGTGGTTGTATTAGATGACAGTGAACAAAACAAATCAATAGGAACACTTTCAGGATTAATCGTAACTGCCCAACCATTTGAAGGATAATGTCAGAATTAAAAAACAAGTTACAGCACTTAGTTGAAGGGCAGATACCTGAATATCTTCGGGCATCATATCCTCGCTTTGCTTTATTCATCAAAGAATATTACACCTTTCTTGACGGAAATCGTCAAGCCAATGCTGTATTACTCAACTCTAATACCTGGAGTGATGTTGATTTAACTTTGGATTTGTTTGTTGAAGAAATGCGTAAGCAACATGCCTACGATATTTCTCCTGAGGTATTAGTTGACCAACGTAGATTAATAAAATTTATTAATCAATATTACGAATCTAAAGGATCAGAAAACGCTGCGGAATTATATTTCCGTATGATGTACAATGATACTGCTACAGTTAAATATCCAGGTGATTATGTTCTTCGTGCGTCTGACGGTGTTTGGTCGTCAAAAAAGACAGTTAAGATTGACACTGATTATACTCAAATTGATTCAGCATCACTTGAATTAGCCCCTGCACCTTTACGTGATGCAGCAACAGATGTCTTTTCATTAAAAGAAAAAACAATATACTTAAAGTATCATCGACGCGAATCTTCAGGATTAAAAATATATCGACAAGAATTAGGATGCGTTCAAGTTGCGCGTATCCTCAATAATCAAGATATTTTTGAACTAGAAATAGATATCCCAAATACGATAAATGTAAATGATTTCAATAATGCGTTAAAAACATTGGCATATTTTGATACCGTTTGGGTTACTGCTTTTGAAAATGATGTTGAATATGTGTATGGATTTTTAACACAGCAATTAACAGGATACACTATTCTTTCCGGAGGTGAAAATTTTCGCCGCCGTGATACATTCACTGTAGAAGTTGCTGAAAGTGCTCTGTATCCTATTCCTGGACAAGAAAATAACAATGGAATTGTTCGTGTCGCTGATGTAACCGTATCAGATATTGAAGAATATTTCGCCAGAGATTATGTTGTTCCTGGTGCAGAATATGCGGCGAGTGATACAACGGGTATTATTAATGATCTACGTTTTATTTCTACCGGACATCGTTTTGATATTGTAGGTGATTATTTTGCAGAAGCATATAATGAAGATGACGACTACACCACCTATAAGGACTTTGTACGCACATTTGAAAATCCAAGAAGAAACAGATTTTCAACATTACTCATAGAAGATTATTTCGAAGAACGTGAAGGCGAAACTGCCTATATGCAATTTAATGATGACACAGGGTACACAGATTTTGCGCTGACATTTTTGAATCTGATAAATGGACTCGTGTATAATATTAGTTTAGCGACGGTTCGTTTTGAAGTTGGATATGTATATCAACATCCGGGCAATTGGAAAAATAATGCAGGGTTCTTATCAGATATTAATAAGTTACAAGATAACTATTATTATCAGCCATATTCATATGTAATTCAAACAAAGAATGTTCCATATGAATCATGGAACATATTGTATAAAGATAGTGCACATCCTGCAGGATTTGTTGTGTTTGGTGAATTATTAGTTGAAGATGAAATTACGTTTACACCGATAGATATCACAAGCACACAATATGTTATAAACAACTTTGTTGATAATATTCAACCTGTTGATACTGTTGCAAAACATGTTGCAAAACCTGTCACTGATAATTTCTCGGTAAGTGAAAATTCTGTATACAATTTCAATAAGGTATTGACTGATACGGCAATTGTAGATGATGCGTCAGGATTGGAGTTAAATGTTCAACCTGTCTTTAGTGACACAGTGATTTCATCTGACGTTCTTGCGAAAGACATCATCATTCCTAACATTACTGATGGAGTATCAGTACAAGATACTGTATTCGTTGAAATCATCACCGTTGTAGAAGTGGCAGAAACAGTAGTAATTGGTGATTCACCACAAATTTCTATTGGGTTAAATCTCAGTGAAGATGTAAACACATCAGATAATTCCATCTTTTTTTTTGAACAATCCATAACAGATGCAGCAGAGGCGGAAGACACGGCCACTCGGTCGGTGAATCTTCTAAACACTGATTCTATTAATATAGGTGATTCTTCTGAAATAACCAGTGCACCGGACAAAATAGAAACAGTTGAAGCGACAGATTCACAGATAAATTCTATTAGCAAAATTCTTGTAGATACCGTTGTTGTATCTGAAGTTCTAAATATTGACGACACATTCGCCGTCGGCGATACTATATCTATCACCGATGAAAATAGTAGAAGCAATAGCGTAGTCATTGTTCCGCAATATAATATCGAAGGATATTTCGAATGTTCAACGTATGCAAGTGATGACATTGTTTCACTGTCTGATAGCATCGTTGTTGCACTTGATAATTATGTTGCCACAGGATATATTGATATTGGATATGCGGGCGATGTATCTACTGCCACAGACGTTGTAGAGGCATGTTCTTAATAGTTACAATTAATACCATATGGTTTCTAGGTAGTATAAATATTCATAACAACTTTTTACTTTTTAGGAGAATCTCATGCAAGAAAACATCAAGGCTACTGGTAAGTTGACAATTGTTCTTCGTGATGAACATGGTAACATCAAGGAAGAACACGAACACGAAAATTTGGTCGTGACTACAGGATTAGCACATATTGCGTCACGTATGGCAGGTACCGCACAGGGTGTCATGACCCACATGGAAGTAGGCACAAGTAGCACAGCGGCTTCCGCAGGACAAACCGCCCTAGTAACGGGTGGATTAACTCTTGGGCGTCAAGCCTTTGATTCATATACTGCATCAGGTGCAACTGTAACAGCTGTTGCAACTTTCGCCGCAGGAGAAGGCACAGGCGCATTGACAGAAGCGGGCATGTTCAATGCCAGTTCAGCGGGTACAATGTTGTGCCGCACTGTGTTCGCTGTTGTAAACAAGGGTGCGTCGGATACCATGGCAATCACTTGGACCATCACCCTCTCATAATTCAGTAAGTAAACACTATGGCTAACCTGATTCCTGCTCAAACCAGGCACGAAATTGCGCGTTCAATTTACCGTGATATCATAACAGGGAACGACTTCTATTATATTTTCGCAGGAAAATCATTTGAAGCAGCTACCACCCCTGTAGATACACGACAATATTTGTCCGATGTACATAGAAATATGTTGTTGGCAAAACGTATCGTGCCTGGTCCTTTCGATGTTGTTTATATGATTCGTCGCAAGGATTGGGAATCAGGCACTATATATGTTGAATACAGCGACCACGAAGAATTGGCGTATGACGATAATGGTGTTTTTGTGGTGGAAGATTTTTATGTAATGACTGACGAATATAAGCTGTA